TCTCACACTTTATTATATACATCAATATTGACTTGTTTAATTATTATATCTCAATTTTTAAATATTATACATTCTAAATATTATTTTTCAATTTTCTACTTTTTCATTATAACTTATATTACACATTTTCTTACAGATTTTTATATAACAAAAATAAATGAGAAACATTTAAAGAAAAATAAAAGACATGAATATTTTGTAACTATTGGAATAGATCAATTTTTACATTATTCTATGTTATTTAGTACTTTGTATATTTTGTATATTTGCTAAAAAATCAACAGCCTTTTGTTCCAACTCTTTTATATTACCATCATTTTCAATATAATAATCATAATCATAATTAGCAACATTCATATCCGAATCATTGTTAGGAACATCTCTATCGTCTCTATTTAATAATACTGTAACACAATCTTCTTTATAATAATCCACAAACTTTTGAATTTCATGTGGTTCTCTACAATGAATAAAATAGATAGCATCTAATTTATTTACTGGTGTTAATTTTTTATGATGTTTTGATATTTTATCTGTCATAGAAGTAAATGGACCGTTGTTATATTCACTCCATATTCTTTTTATATCAGATAGAAATTTTCTAGCTTCATTTGTTTTTTTTCCATCCCAGCCAAAATTTCTCTTTGAGATTTTTTTAACAGTATCAATTGTTGACCAGTTTACACTATTTGAATGTTGCTTTATGCAAAAATTTGCAAACTTGTCTTTCCCAGTGCGTGACGAACCATTAAGTAGTATTACTTTCATTTTTTCATTTTTTATTTTTTATTGTATCTCCAAATAAATCCACCAGATTTTTTAGATTTTTCTTTAGCACATCTGCAAATTGCTGCTTTATTTATTTTTAATGTTTTTGATGCTTCAGCTAATGATTTCCATTTTTTTATAAAATTCATATTTAAATCATATTGATATATTTCAACTTCTTTATATGATGTTTTATTTGCTGTTAATATTTTTGGTTTTGACCATTTCACATGTGTATTAATATCATTATTTGTCATGTTTTTATATTCATCATCATATAAAAATAAATATCCTTTAAATGTTTTTCTGCTTTTCTGTAAAACATGAATCACACATTTAGATTCAAATTCAGTATCAACATCCATTATTTTATCAAAAGTTTTAATATAATTACCATCTTTGTCTAGCATCACAACTCTTCTAGCACCATTTCCTTTTTTAAAAGAACCACTATTTGCAAATGTTGCACCATCACCACCATCAGTATAATTTAACAAATCACAACCATCATTTAAATATTTTTTAATATAGATTTTTTCAAATTCTATCCATCTACTAATTGGAACTTCTTCTAATATCTCAAGTATTGGTTTCAATTTTTCTTCTCTTAATTTGTTAATCCAATTTCTTTTATGCGTATTCTTATCTCTACATTTATTTATATGATTTTTATATCTAACATGTGGATCATTTGCTTTTCCAATATATCTTATTTCATTTGTTGTAGGATCCTTTAGTGCGTAAATAAATGTTGTTGTTCTCATATATAACTTTTTATTGTATATATAAAAATATATTCGTCCTATTTTAGCAAATCCATTTATAATTCAGAATTATTGATTATTTTTTTTAATTTATCTGTTCTTAGTTCTTTTTCAGATAACTTATGATTTTGATATAATATGCTATCATATTTAATTTTTACTTTAAGTTCACTGAAATCACAATTGCCAGAAAATGATAAATTGTTTTGAATTTTAGTGAATTGTAAGCCAGTGTAACAAATTGTTAAAACATTAGATACTTTAACTTTAACTGAAAATTTTGTTTTATTTTCAATCAAGTTCATAATATACTCATATGGTTGAATTCTATTTCCAACATAATTACAATTAAATATAAACTTATTATTTTTTATTGATTTTAAATTACCCTCCAATAATTGTTTATCATCTAATTCAAATTCAACAAAATATTCTAATAGACTAAGAGGATTATATCTTGGTGTTTTAGGTGAAAAATAATCGCTGGTATATGCACCACCAGCTCCAGTGTATATACCATTATATACACCATTATATACACCATTATATATACCACCACTATTATATATATTACTACTAAGTCCATTTCCACTTATAGTTGATGCTGCGATATTTACAATGGATGTGGTATCTAAAGATGAATATATTGAATTTAAATCTGACATAATGAATCTTTTTTATTATTTTATTATTTTAAGAATACAAAGTTTATTTTTTTATATATAAGAAAAAAGATATTCAAGGGAATGGCTAAAGTATCAAAATTTATGAAAATAAATTCAAATGTCTTATTAGAATGGGCGTTTGATAATCAAAATTATATTGGTGAAAATTATAAAGTTATAACCAATCTTAATGAAAACAAGAAGAGAAGTTTTCTTTCTACATCAAATAATAATAATATTAGTAACAATCTATTTCAACTCGATTCAATATTGAGAAAATATTCTGTTATTGACACATCAAAATATAATTTTTTACAAGAACAAGATTATAGCACTGCACCAGTACCATATGATATTGTTCGCTTATATTTACCAACATCTTATAATTTCTCTTTTAATAATTATATTGGATTATATTTAAAAATTTATGCATATGGATACTATAATAGTAGTGTTTATGAGCTATCTAATATATTTTTTGATTCAACTTCATCTAACTCTGGGTTAACTCAGCTTATATCACCATTTATTTATGATGAGCAAGAATGGGGTAAATATTATGAATTTCAAATACCATCTGTTGATTATTTATCTAATCAGAGATTGATCTCAGCGACAGGTAACACAGTTTGGGATAATAGTATTAATGCAAATTTGACATTAGATGAAGGATTAAGTCAAACTGCACCAATATTTTTAGATTTTCAGTATATTATCGCAAAAGAAACAGTTTTAGGTACAACATATTATTATACTACAGAATCTTATAAATCTTCATTCCCAAAAGCTCCTGAGTATAATACATTAGCTGTAAATATTCAAGAATCTTCTGATGGTGATTTCTTTGAGATTTTTGGAACATATGGAACATCTAATGAAAATTTGGATAATTTTGTTAGAGAAGTTGAAAATAAAGGTCGTAAGATTAGAATAGAATATGATGTTTTTTTATATGAAGAAAATATTCAAACTAATTCTCAAACTATTGCTGTTACGGGCGGAGTTAATGATGATTTTACTAAAAAAATATTATATAGACCAATTTTAACATTTTCTAATACAACCGCAGCAATAAAAGTTACAATGAAAGTTATAGATTTAATTGATATGAGTACAATTGAAAGATACTCATCTATTGGATTAAGTGGAAATATTCAAAAATATGGTAAAAAATTAATAAGTTTAAATGTACAAAATCTAAATAAACTTAAAATTTATAATGCTAAACCTGATGAGATAGTATTGGGTAAAGATTATTTTTCAAGCAATTTAACAACTGAAATAATAAAAGTTAACTCTCCTCAATTGATTGAAGTTGGTAAAATAATAATAAATAGTCCATCATCTACAAGCGATTATAAAGGTATGGGATTATTAAATATTGTTATTACGCCATTTGATAATGTTATTCAATTTAGACTTGCAAAAATACCAGATACTAATTCTGGTGTAGCAAATCAATTTGAAGTTTATGATATGTCTAACATATTAAATAATTCTGAATTGATTTTAACTTTCAAATCTGATACTGAATCTATAGATAAATCTATCTACAATGAAGTTGATAATGATTATAAAAATGGTGTTGTAAATTTTAAAATAGTAGAAAATGATTTAAACATACTTAAAAAAATATACAATAAAGGTTATAATAATTTTTATTTAACTATTTTATCAAATAAAGATCAATCAACAACAAATACGTCACAAGTAGTAGGAAAAAATAGAGTTAAAACTTTGTTATATTCTGGAACATATTCATTTTTTGAAGATATCAAATTTGTTGAAAATACAAATTTAAACTCTAGTACAATAACAAGTAATGATACGGTTGCTCCAACATCATCTACAAATTCTACGACACCTACGAATTCTACGAATTCTACAACACCTACGAATTCTACAAATTCTACAGATACTACAATTTCTGAATGGCCCAAAGCGGGTAGAACAGTTATAATTTATACTAAATATAAAAATACATCAAATACATCAAATTAATAATTTTAAAAAATGACAAATTCTATAAGTAATATTAATGATTTATTAATCAGTTTAAATGATGTTGATAGTTTATTGACAACAAATTCTATAGTTGAAGATGATATTAAATTTCAAGGTGGAACTATTCTTTATTCATATAATAATATAATTATTGCGTCTGAAATAAGCGAAACATATTGGAATGAATTGCAAAAAAACACTAATATAGAATATATTCAAGAACTACCATTAAAACAATTTGGCGGTATAGATTATAGTCTAATTGGTCAATTGATTAGTAATACATCAACAAATAATAGTGATAGTAGCAATATTTCAGGTGTTACTCAAAATAAACAAACTGGAATATATCCAATAATCACAAATACGATATTAACAATAACGGCAAATACCAATAGTATATTTAGCTATAATATCACAGCGACAGGTACATTACCAATTACATATCAAGTTATTACGCCTGAAAATTATAGCGGAACTTTAAATATAAAAAATATTAACACTTTGACAGGTGTTATAAAAAACCCTGGCACTTATTATATTACGATTAAAGCTATTAATGCTTTTGGATCATATACAAAAGAGTTGATACTAACAACAACAGATTTAGTTAAAATAACAAACACAAATCTTGAAGTTATAAACAAATTGGGTTCATTGTTTTCATATTTGATAGAATCTACTGGTTCTTTACCAAAAGTATACAGTATAGAAAATGAACCTTATGGTTTATCTATAAGTGATAATATTATAAGTGGTAGAATTGTATCTGGAGGAACGTATAATATGACGATTAAGGCTTCTGGTTTAACAAATTCTGATTCTAAAATATTAAAAATAAATGTTGGACAATTACCAATCATAACAAGTTCATCACAAATTGCATCTGAAGTCAATTCATTATTTGAGTATAATATAACATCTAACTATACTAGTGGAGTAACTTATAGTGTGATAGGTTCATTGAACAATGGACTAACATTTAAATTGAATAAAATACAAGGCACACCAACATCGGTTGGTTCTAATATAGTTACAATAAAAGCAATTAGTATGTTTGGCGAAAGCACACAAAATTTAACTATTACTATTTATAAAATGAATAGTTAATTTAAAATAATTATTAAAAATGACACAATTGACACAAACAGTATTATTTAGTGATCTAACTTATGTTGGACCTTTAAAAGATAGTATTATCAAAAGTGGTGGAACCGTTGTTTTTGTTAGAGATAATGTAATTTTAGCTACAGAAATTTCTGAGGCTCAATATAGAGAACTTTTGAATAGCCCATATATTCAAAAAATGGATATTTTGCCAATAAAAAGATATGGTGAAAATTTGATTACATATCAAGAAACAACAACTGTTGATACTAATACTACGGTGTCTGTTGATTCTGTTATAGTTACAACAACTGATACAACAGTAAAACCAATTATAGGTTGTCCAACACTTGATATGAATATTAAAATATCACCAAAAAGAGAAATGAGAGTAGATGATTTAATGGTTGGACAAAATGTATATACTATACACGAAAAAACAAAAAAATTAGATTATTTCAAAATTAAGAAATTAGAAAAAATAGCACAACAAATTATTAAAGTTTCATTTAATTTTGAATATGTTACAGTTTCAGAATCTCATAAGTTTTTAACTGAAAATGATGAATATGTTGCTGTTTCAGATTTATCAATAGGTTCAAAAATTAAAACATTAAACGGAAATAAAGAAATAACTGAAATATTAGATATTGGTATGGGTACTGTTATGTGTATAGAAATTGAAGATGCTCACACATACATTGTTAATGGTTTAATATCACACAATAAACAGTCAAAAAATAATACTCTTTTATAAATTCGTTTTAATATATAGATAAAATAATATAAAATATGAGAATAAGCTCACAAAATAATCAATTTTTGTTTCAATTTCCTGTTGACTTCATATCTACTGAAGTTAATGATAGATTAAAAAAGTATATGGAGAAAAACTGGATACCATATGAAGATCCAATCTCATATATAAATTCTACAATAAAAGAAATTGTGTTTCCGAGCATCACATATGAAGGATCAGAACAAACACATAGATTTGGTAAGAAAGTAGAATATAAACCAGCCACGAACATTTATGATACTTACACCAACACCATAGATATAACTATGAGAAGTGTAGACGCTCATGCAAATTATTTTATGATGCAGCAAATTTTTGCTGAATATTATAATAACACAAAGGCTTATTATTTACCGACTTTAAATTTGTTTATTTTAGATAAAGATGGTGACTTTTTATATTCTGTTGTTTTTAGAGCATCACTACTTAAATCGTTATCTGAGGTTAGATTGATGTATCAGTCTATGGATGTTTCAGAACAAACATTTACAATAACTTTCAAATTTAATTATATGGATGTTTATTGGGAATTGAGCGATAATCCTGATCACAAAAAAGATAATATATTCCATACTCAAACTTGGGATCATTCAAATGAAGTTCTACCTATGTCTAGAACTCAAAATGAATATAATTTATAATAATTATTTTTTTACATAAACTTTTTTATAAAATGTGATATAACTATTATCAAAAGATAATATGAATAATCTTTATTTAATACTTTTTAAGAAATTAAAATAAACTTTATTTAGATTTTACTATATTATTAATGAATTAAAATTATTATTAAACTTTTAAAAAAAAATTATGAACACAGAATTAATTGAAGGCGTAAATATTGGTAGTCTTCCAGATCCATTTCCATTTTTATCAAATAACAAAATCCGAAAAATAAAAAGCTCAAAAGACTTAAATCAAGATTATAGAGATCTTTATGAGCAAATGGAAAAATCTCTTAAATCCCTTAAAGAGATAAAAGTAAATGAAGTTGTAACTGGTGTTATATCTTCTATGAGTAACAAAGAAATATTAATAGATTTTGGATTTAAGGACTTTATTTATGTAGATAAACCTAAAAAAAGCACAGTGATAACTGAGTTAAACATTGGAGATTCTATTGATGTTCTCATTACAGATGTTTCTGATAAACCATATTTGATTAGAGGATCAATCACTGAACTTATCAAGCAAAATGTACACAATAAAATGAAGAATTATTTTGAAAATAATATTCCGCTTATTGCTGAAGTAAAATCTCTAATACCTGCTGGATATATGATGGATATACATATGGATAATATTACAATGGAAGCTTTTATGCCAAACACATTAGCCGATGTTAATAAATTATCTGATAATCAATCAATTCTTGGTAAGAAATTTGAAGTGATGTTAGAAACTCTTCAACAAGAAAAAGGCGTTTATGTTATTTCACGTAGAAAATATTTACAATCTTTGATTCCTGAAGAAATCAAAAAGTTGAAATTTGGTGAGATATATGATGGTGAGATAACTGGTACTACTCCATTTGGTGTTTTTGTGCAATTTAAATCTACTGTTGATGGACCAAATTGTTTGACTGGTATGGTTCATAAAGCTAATATCACAGAAGAATGGCAAGAAAAATGGGCACAAATAATACCTGGTATGACAATACAATTCTATGTTAAAGAAGTGATAAAGAATAATAAAATTATTCTTACTCAAATATTGAAAGAATCTTTATGGGATAGTATTAAAGTTGGTAAAGTTTTAACTGGAAAAATTAGAGACATTAAAAATTTCGGTGCACTTATATCACTTGATGGTGAAACAACAGGTTTGATTCAAACAGCATACATTTCAAAATATAATAAAAAATTGAATGTTGGTGATGAATTAAAAGTGAAAGTTATATCATTAATGAAAGATGATAGAAAAATATATCTAAATTTTGCTGATGCTAAATGATGATAATAAAAAAGAGTATTATGAAAATAATACTCTTTTTTTATTTGATTTAAAATAAAAAAGATGCTTATTCAGCATCTCTTATAAATTGTGAATAATTTAAATCCATAATTACTTCTCTTCCAAATACAGAAACACTAATTTTAGATTTTTGTTTAGTATTATCTAAAGATTTTATTGTACCTATAAATGTGTTAAACGGACCATCTATTATTTTTATTCTTTCATTAATATAGAACTTATCTATTATAATTTCTTCGACAACTTTCTTTTCTCTTAGTCTATCTATTTCTCTTTGACTCAGTGGGTTTTTTAATATTGAATAAACTCCAGATACATGTTTGATAGCACCTTCAACATCATCTATTGAGTTACATTCAACAAAAATATAACCAGGAAAAGTTAATTGTTCAACATTCACTCGTTTACCTTTTCGAAGTTGTTCAGTTTTTTTGTGAGGTATTAACATATCTGAAATCAATCCCTCAAAAGAATTTTGTTTTAATTCAAAATCTATTGCTTCTTTTGTCTTTTTTTCTTTGCCATTAGCAACTCTTATTACATACCATTTCATATTTTTTAATTATTTATTACCTATTATAGATTAATTATCTATAAAAGTTATTTTTATTTATATTCTAATTTATTAAAAAATAAATCCCTTGAATTAATTCAGGGATTTATTTAGTATCTTCTTATTATAGTTTTACTTTTAGGTGGTTCATATTCCATTGGTGGAAATTGCGGTTCCATTAGATTTCTTCTTTCTGGCTCTTGTCTAATGATTCTTTCAATATCTTCTTCTTTATGTTTTTTTGGTTTAGATTTTCTTTTTAATTTTTGATTAAGAAATTCTCTGACATAATTATGTGAAGTTTTCAAATCATTTTTTAATTTATTTCTAAGTCTGATAACTTTACCACTACTATTTTTTTCATATATTTTGCATATAAATTTATTACCTCGTTTTTCAATTTTTGCAAAATAATATGGTTCAATATTACCTGTTTTGTATTTTATAGCACCTGCTTGTATTTTTGGGTTATATTTAGCTTTACCACTAGTAAATAGTGTATCATCTATAATATTATTTTTCCAAGATTCAAAAGATTTAATATTTTTCATATCATATATATAAAACTTTTATTGTTATTTTTTATATATTTATAAAAATAAATTAAATATCATGGGTAAAGCTAAAAAAACAATATTGAAAAGCGGTATAAATCGTAGAAATGCTCTAAAAAAATTAAAAAGATTTGCTAAAAATACAGAGTTATTAAAAAAACATAAACTTGATTTGCAATGAAAAAAGCATTCTTAAAGTTAAGGGTGAATGAAGATGAGTATGAAGAATTTCAAAAAGCATGTGATAATAAAAATAAAACTATGAGTGAAGTTATTCGTTATTTTATTACGTCATATTCTAATAGTGATCATATAATTTTGTTGGATATAGATGATGAAACATTTAAAGAAAGTGTGGAATTATGTAAAGAGAAAAAAGTAAAATTTAATGATATTATAAAATTCCTTCTAAACAAAGCTATTAAAAATAAAGACAAATTAACTTTTAAATAAAAATAAACTAAAGGTATGTGTACAAAAAACCAAATATATTATAAAATATATTATAAAATAAAATATAGAAAAATGATAAAAACAAATTTACAACCAGGAACAAAATTAATAGTAGTGTCAGATTCTACTAACTCACATATTCCAATAGGAACTAAGGTAATACTATCACAATATTATCAGATAACTAATTCAGTTGGAGGAGTATATGTGACATATTCAGATTCTAATATGCTTACCACCACCAATAATTATTATCTAGCCTTATCTGATGTTAGATTATATAATAATAATATTGAAGATATTAACGAAGAATTGAAAATAGCAGAAAAAGAAATGAGTGCTGCTAAAAATAATATCGAAAATATTAAATTAAAAATAGAATATTTGACAGAAACTGGAAATAAAAATTTTGATGAAAATGAATATCGTGCATATAATACAATAAAAGCATTGGAAAATTCAAATCTATCAACCTTAGAAAAGGCAAAACAAATTGCATCATTATTTAATAATTAACTTTTAAATAATGTTATACGTAGAAGCATATAAAAATAGATTTAAGTTACCAGAAGATTCTATAGTGATAGATACAACATCAAGGTCTGGAAGTTGGACAAGAGGTTTTTCACCATTTATATTGCAAGCTGGACATTTATATGGTAATTATTATGCAAAGAGTGTAGAGAACGCCTATCAGGCATCTAAGTGCTATTCACAATTTGTTGATGATGAAAACAATCCAACAGATGAGTATTTTAAATGGGCACAAAAAATATGGTCATCATCATATGTATATAGATATCCAATGGGTAGAGGTGCTAAACCGTTATTTTCATATTGGGATGGACAAAAATTAGACTATGTTGAAGCAAGAAAAAAAATTTATATACCATTATATAGTCGTGCTGTTTTGAAATCTGATGCATTTAAAAAACTTCTAAATATTTATAGAGAAACAGAAAAAGATATATATTTAGTTGATTTTGATGGATATAATCATAAAGAAAAAGGAATGACGTTATCTGATGTTGCTAATAATACAAAAAAAAGCATGGGACACGCTTTTGTAATATATGATTTATTACAAAGACAAAAAAATACCACTGAATAATCAGTGGTATTTTTTATTACATCCATTCTTCTTCAAGAATTTCAGGTTCATATTTTAAGCCAAGCTCATTAATTTTTTTATAAATATCGTTTTTATTTTTTGTTTCAAAGAGTTCGTTGATAGTTTCGAAATCTCCATTAATTTTTTTAAGAAGCAATACATCTTTTGTATCTGCATCCCAAATCAATTTCCAAGACAGTGTACTGTCAGATTTTCTAATTTGTTCCATAAAATTAAAGATTTATTTTTTGTTTGTAATTTAAAAGCTGAATATTCAACCTTTATTAAAAAAAATGATATATAATCAGAAGTATTTTTCACAATAATATATATTAATTTTTAATACTTCAAATAATTCTATTTATTTTTAATTGTCTATTAATCAGATATTTAATTTTATAGAAATAAAAAATTATTTATAAAAATGGCAAAACTCTATTTTAGATATTCCACGATGAACGCTGGAAAAAGTATAGATTTAATTAGAACAAATTATAATTATATTGAGAATGACAAAAAAACATTATGTTTTACTTCAGCTATTGATAATAGATATGGTATAGGTAAAATAACATCTAGAATCGGATTATCTGTTGATGCAATACCTGTTTATGCTGACACTGATATTTTAGAAATTGTGAAAAATAGTAATCAAGAGTCAGATGTGTCTTGTATATTTGTTGATGAAGTGCAATTTTTAAATAAAAAACACATTTTTCAATTAGCAGATATTGTTGATGAATTAGATATTCCAGTAATATGTTATGGTTTACGTTCTGATTTTATGTTAAATCCTTTTTCTGGTTCTGAAAATTTGATGTCTTTAGCTGATTCTATTGAAGAGATTAAAACAATTTGTAATTGTTGCAAAAATAAAAAAGCGATTATAAATGCTAAATTTTTGGATGGTAAAATAGTTTCTCAAGGTGAACAAATACAAATAGGTGGAAATGATACATATAAACCTTTGTGTAGAAAATGCTATAAGAAATTGAAAAACAATTAATTTATATATAGTTTATGTCAAATTCACAAAATAATTCATATTTTGACAATCTACTTTCTAACATATTAGAAGGTGTTGCAATTCATCAAATGGTATTTGATGATAGTGGTAATCCAATTGACTATATTGTTTTAAAAGTTAATAAAGGATTTGAAATGATATTAGGTTACACAAAAGATTATGCTGAAGGTAAACTAGCATCAGAGTTATATGGTGATGTATTATCATTAGATATATATTCTGATGTAGTTTTAAATAAAAATTCAAAATATTTTGAATTTTATCATAATAATATAAATAAATATTTTGGTGTTAGTCTTGCATATTGGGATGATATTGAATTTATAGCAATATTTACTAACATTACAGATAGAATAAATATTCACAAGAATTTAGAACATGAATTAACTTTTCAAAATGAAGAAAAGGGTAAACGTTCTGATGAGTTGATTATTGCTAACGAAGAAAAGTGTAAACGTTCTGATGAGTTGATTATTGCTAACGAAGAAAAGGGTAAACGTTCTGATGAGTTGATAAAATCAGAAAACAGATTAGCTAGAGCTGAAATAATATCAAAAACAGGAAATTGGGAATTGTATGTTGACACTGATTTATTAATAGTATCTGATGGTGCGAGAAAGATATATGAGATGTATGATGATATTATAACTTATCCGAATGTTAAAGTTGTAGTGTTATCTGAGTTTAGACCAATGATGGATGATGCAATGAAAAATTTGATTGAATATAATAAACATTATAATGTAGAATATAAAATTAAAATAAATAATAAAATCAAAACTATACATTCTGTCGCAAGTTACGATAGTAAAAATAAAATTGTGTTTGGTGTACTTCAAGATATAACAATACAAAAAGAGAATGAAGATGCATTGGAAAAAAGCAATTCAATAAAATCTATATTTTTATCAAATATTTCGCATGAATTGAGAACACCAATGACAGCAATCATTGGATTTTCTGATATATTATTATCAAATAATAAAAACAAAGGATCTGAAAGATTTATAAAATCAATAAATTCAAATGCAAAACACTTAGATGAATTACTAAACAACATATTAGATTATTCTAAAATAGAAAGTGAGGCATTGGATATTCTTTATGAACAATTTTCAATTTTAGATTTATTTGACGAATTGCATGATATATTTAATGAAGTTAATTATGGTAAAAATTTAAATTTCGTAAAAATGGAATTTATAAAAGGTGATGATACTAAAATTGTATCTGACTATTTAAGAGTGAAACAAGTTTTATATAATATAATTAGTAACTCTATTAAATTTACAGAGAAAGGTTATATTAAAATATCTTATACATTAGATAATAATTATATAACATTTAAAATTGAAGATACTGGAATTGGAATTGAAGATGATAAAATAAAATATGTATTTGATAGATTTTGGCAAGCAGATAGTGGTAGTAGAAAGAAATATAAAGGTACTGGATTGGGTTTGTCAATATCTAAAAGTATTGTTGAAATATTGAATGGTGAAATTTGGTTAAGATCAAAATTACATAGAGGTACATCATTTTATGTTAAATTACCAATAGAGGAAGTTGTTAAAAATGTTGAAGCAGATGATGTTGATTTTTCAGAAAAGACAATTTTAGTAATAGATGATATCCCAGTAACATATTCAATATTAGGTATATATTTAAATTCTATGAATATTAATATGATTACAGCGAATGGCGGCGATGAAGCTATTGAAATATATAAAAAACAAAAAGAAAAAATAGATCTAATAATAGTAGATTTAAACTTATTTGGAATAAAAAGCTATGATTTAATACGAACATTAAAAATGGTTTGTGATGATTGTAAAATTATTTCTAAATCAGGTATAGATAATCAAAAAAGTGATTTGGTTGATTATCATTTAAAAAAACCAATAAAAAAGGACAAATTAATAACAATATTAAAAGATATATGGCAAAAGTAGATTTTATAACACTCGCTAATATTATATTTAAGGATAAAGACAAATATAAATATGTTTCAGATGAAGAAAAAGAAAATTGTTTCTTTAAGTTGAATCAAAAATTTGCATTTAAAGATATAAAAAAAGCACAATTTTTTAATTTTAAAAATGTAAACAGATCATCGGCTTTAGATTTATGGTTTCAAATTTTTTATAAACCAACAAATGGTACACCAGATTGGTGGTGGAAAACAAATCAAAAATCTAAAGTTAAAATTAAGTCTGATTTTAATAATAATGATTTAAAATTAATAAAAGAATATTATCAAATAAAAGATAGTGATATTGATTTTTTAATTAAGTTTTACGATGAAAAATTGCGAGAAGATATTAAACGATTGAAAAAGTTTAAAAAAGAAACACCTCTTAAATAAGAGGTGTTTTTTTATAATTTGATTAAAACGTCAGTTTCAATTTTATACACATTTATCATTTCTGTATGAAAACTAGAATTGCTATAAGATATTTTATCTTTGTTTTTTCCATTTTTCAAAACTATAATATCATATTTATTAGATAATTTTTCCTTATATAAGATTAAATAGTGTGCATTAAGCTTCAGTGCACCATTAGTGAAAACTTCTATTTTATCATCTTCAACAACATAACTTGTGAATGGTTTTACTTGGATTGTGAATGGTACTCCATCCCATAAAAATGTACCATCTACACCATCGATATCAGCTCTTATACTAGCTGGTAGAGCAATTTGTATATCTTTGTTAAAGTCTGTATATATAAGTTCACTAAAATATTTTAAGCTTGCGTTTTCTCCACGATGACCTTTATTTGAAGTGTTTGTGACTATTCTGTAATTATTTGAAAAATGTTTACCAAAATAATGAAACATATCCATTAAGTGATTTTTGATATAATCTACAAAAGCTTCACCATCTTTTATATTTTCTCTTCTCATAGTTTCAGTATACATTTTTATATTATTTACAAATTTTGTAATATATTCTGAATTATAAGTTTTATCGCCAATTTTAAATATTGTATTCTTCTGACCATATATAACACCAAACTTACCATAAGTTGCGTTCACATAATCAAAGATTAAATCACCAACCTTTGTTAAATATACGGAGTCAATATGTATATTTACTTTTGAGCCAGATTCATCTATCCATTCAAAGTCTTTTATCATTTCTTTTTCTTTTAGTGTGTTTAAAAAGTTTTCATAAGTTTTCATACTAATAATTATTTTGCAAATGTATATATAAAAATCCGATATATAATTAAATACATCGGATTTTAATAAAAATTAACAGGAGATAGCTTCCACACACCAGATTATTTTCCGCCAGGACTTTAACCTGAATCCCCTGCTGTTAAATAAAAATAACCTAATAAGCTTCAAAAAAGCCTATTAGGTTATTTTTTATAATATGTTCAACTCGTTTAATCATAATCACAATACTATATATTAATATTATATTATGATTTTTAGCATTTTTACTTTCTACACATTCTATCCGAACACGAACTTGCGGCAAAGCTGGCGGGTTTACCCATAACTTTATATCTTTCACCACATAACCAACCCATTACATCATTATAAATCTTATTAGATTTATTATTAGACATTCTAGCACCATTTCTAGTAGATTTTGTTGAATTTAAATCTACATGAATTTCAACTAATTTTTCAGGAACAGAATTATCATAATAATTTCTATCAAATTTATAATAATAGTTACCTATCAATGAGTTATCTAATGATTCAGCAACACTATGTGCAACAACAGCTTCATCCCATAATTTTGTTATCAGATCTTTAACCTTAGGTACAGCATATTTAGCATAAACAACGTGAGCACCATTTCTTTTTTTATCATTATAAAAAACAACGGTGACAGCATAACTAGTTTTGCGGGAATGTGTATCGGAATCGCAACCAACGATAATTTTCGCATTTCTATCTACATTTTTTACATAATCCAAAACATATTCATTTATATTCTGAATTTTTTCACCATTAAATTTTTGCCATTTTAAGTTTTCCATAATATTTGTTATTTATAATTATTTTGATATATATTAAATTTTGATATAAGTTTATATTTAAAATGTAAATGTATCTTTTTATGATTTTTTAACGGTTTAAATTAAACTTACTATATTATTTTCAGTATAAAATATAAAACTACGCAAATATTATGAGACATTTTAGAATTTTAGAAATTAAGAATAAAAATAAATATTATATGATTCAATATCAAAAAACATTAATTTTTGGATTAAGCATGTGGATTAAACTTAACAATGATAAGTATAATAAATATGATGAAGCTTTGAATGAAGTGAAAAAAATTGTTGAACCTTCAGATTATGAGAATTCTGAATTAGTTTATCACTATGTTGACGCATATAAAATATTTAAAAATAAAAATAAACAAAAACAATCAATTTAAAAAAAAATCAATCAATTATGAAAAAACTTTTACTTTCTCTTTTTTTTATCTTAAGTGTATTCTTCGTTAATGCACAAACAAATTTACTTGTAAATCCTGGTTTTGAAACTTGGACAGCAGGTGCACCCGATGGTTGGACTCTAGGTACAGCAACATTTGCAACAGCAACTGAAAGCACTTCAATATTTAATGATGGTGCGAAATCTTTTAAAGTCACTGCAGCGGCAACAGCTGGTGGAACTTATATCGTTTCACAAATAGTGCCAATTACAGCAGGTAAGACTTATACAGTTAAAATGAGCTACTATATTGAAACAGGTGATGGTACTGATGCAAGAATATGGTCTGATTGGTGTAATGTTGGTACTACAACAACTTATGCTGCTTTATCACATGCAGATTCGGTATTACTTATGGGACCTGGTGGTGGTTCTGCATATTTTCCTGATGTGAAAGGAGTATGGAAAGATTATACTTGCGAAGTTACAGCACCAGCAACAGGATATAATTCATTCAGTTTTCAATTTAGAACATATAAAACACCTGCTGTTGTGTATTGGGATAAAATGTTTTTTGGAGAAAAAACCACTGGATTATCTACACCTACTTACACTTTAGATGTGAAACTTATTGGTAATAGACTTGAAGTTTTAAACTCTACAACAAATGAAATTAAAATATACAACACAACTGGCTTATTAGTTAAACGTGCGATATTGAATAATTGCTCTGTTGATTTGAGTGAATTAAAACACGGAATTTATATTGTAAAATCTGGCGATTTAGTTAGAAAATTTGAGATGTAATATTTTAAAAGCTATGAAAAAAAAGAACCGATTTAAAATCGGTTCTTTTTTTTAAAAATATGAGTCAACTACAATTGATAGAACGCATATAATATTATATATAATAAAAAATAATTAGTTACAATGAAAGTTTTAGTTACTGGAGGAAATGGATTTATAGGTTCAAATTTAATTAAAAAATTAATAGAAGATAAACATGAAGTTGTATCATTGGATGATTTGTCAACTGGCTTAGAGGAATATGAAATTGAAGGCTGTAAGTATTGCTATGGTGATATTGAACAGTTGCAATATTGGAGAGGAGACAATTTTGAATTATGTTATCATCTTGCATCTTTAAGTAGAATACAACCATCATTTAATGACCCACATGAAACTTTTAGAGTAAATAGTTCTGGTACGCAATGTGTGGCAGAATGGTCAAGGTTAAATAATATAAAAGTTGTTTATGCTGGATCGTCATCTAAATGGTGTGATTCTACATTATCACCTTATGCAACATATAAGAAAATTGGTGAAGATATTTTGAAAATGTATAAGAAAGTGTACAACTGTGATTTTGAGATTGCTAGATTTTATAATGTATATGGTCCAAATGAATTAGTTGATGGACAATGGGCAGCATTAATTGGAATTTGGAGAAAACAGATTCAGAATGATGAACCTTTGAGTATTGTCGGAGATGGTGAGCAGCGAAGAGACTTTACTTATGTGGATGATATTGTAGATGGTTTAATTAAAATTGGATTTGGAACAGAAAAGCATGAAGATGCTTGGGAATTAGGAACAGGTCATGACTATTCTATTAATGAAGTTTGTGATATGTTTATTAAAAGATTTGATGTAAGTAAAAACTATTTATCTGATCAAAATGGTAATTATCGTAAATCAATTAGAATGAACGATGATGCAATAGTAAGATTAGGTTGGACTCCAAAAGATAGATTAAACGAATATATTCAATCTTTATAATAATTTTTTAACCAAATCTATTTTACTGATAGAGCATATCCAGCCTGGTCGTTTTTCGCCAGATTTAGGATCAGTAAGAAAACGATTATATTTGCATCCTAATTCTATTAGTTTATCTTTTATCTTTCTAGTTTCGTCACCAAAAATTGCATAAGAGCGGTCTGAATATTTTACAATTTCAATTTCTGATTTTTTTGGCATATCAAAATTTGATATTGATTGAATATGCTTTAATTCTTTTTTTGGTAAAATTTCCTTTGCTGGCTTATATTCTGCTATAACTTCAGATAATAACATCTTATTTCCTTCTTCGTCTTCCCAATGATTAGAAAAGTTCTTATGTGATTGTTTATGTTTAACTAATAGTTTTTTAACTAATTGTAAATCTGCTTTTTGTGTTGTGCCAATTTTTACAAATTCTAAGTCCTTAGGATATGATCCCGCACCTAATCCACTTTTGTTATGAACGGTTCTAATTTTAAGATATAATGAATCATCTTTTCTATCTAATAAAATTTGTGCAGTTGTCGTATGACTATCATATTCCCAACTATAGTAAGATTTGTTAGTTGCGATTACTTCCATATCATCTATAATAATGTTTTCAAATAAGTTTAAATGTTTCATAAATTATATTTTTTTGAATCTTCTACAAATTTCACTTCTTCCATCTCTTTTGCGTTTAATTTGCGTTTAATTTTAGATGATATTGTCCATAGTTCTAGTTCTGGATTTTCACCAAATTCGATGGTTCGAATGAGAAATTGATCACCTCTTGAAAATGTTGATATTATTTTACCTTTTAATAATACATTCTTTTTATATGCTTTAAAAATAACATAATCACCAAGCTCATATTTTTTTTTAAAAAAGCTTTCAAAAGTTTTAACATTTTTCATGATATTATATATTAATTTTTAAAAAACTTTTTTATAATAATACCATATATAAAAATGAGTAATATAATACTCTAGATAATCAACATTAGATAAAGCCAAAAAAGCCAGATTATTAAAAATAAGGCATTCGCAGATAATTAGAAATAAAGCGAATGCCTTTATAAAAAAAATTAAATTATGATAACAATAGATGTTAGTAATGGTACAAAAAATCTTTTTTCTGTTGATGCTGTTTCAATATCAGCATTTAGAAGACGTGAAAAATTGATTGAACAAATGCTTAGAGGTTATTTATATGAGTTTGAAACTCCTCAGGTTATAGAAGAGATGAAACAAAAGGTTCAATCCATTTTAAATTCCGATATTAAAAATGTCAGAAAAGAAAAATTAGAACATATCGCAAATATTTACAATTTACCAAAATATAAAAAAATGAGTGGTGTTCAGAGTATCGATATAAAGTTTGTCGTTGAAAATGATTTTAATTGGGATTAATTATGTCACTACCACATTTCACGTCACATTATAATTATAGCAATTATTATCAGGATGCTGTTCAACAATCGGCAGTTGAGGTTCTATTTGACAATTTAAAAATGTCTAATAATTGTCGTTCTATCGAAAAAAATATTATGACATTTAATTTTAATGTATTTGAAACAGAAATTATACCCTATGATATTATTAAAAAAATGATAAGTAATAACGAAATTATAAAATATCTAGAAATAAGGTATTTTAGTAAAAATGGTAGTAGAATATATTCAACTTTTTTGAATAATTTTAGATTTGTTAAAATTTTAAATTTTTTAGATTTTGATTGGAGTAAATCTAATGATATCAAAGATTTAAAAGTGATATTTAAATATGATGGCATTTATACTGCCGCTAGTGATATGGAATATAATAAATTTATAAGAAGAATTAAAATTGAAAATATAAATGATTGCACTGAAAAATAAATTAGATGATGCTTATTATCAAAATAATAATATTGATTTTATATTAAAGGATCCTATTCAAATTCCACATAGATTTACTAGAAAAGAAGATATCGAGATTTCTGCATTTCTCACCTCAATATTAGCATTTGGAAAAAGAGAAATTATTATTAAAAAATGTGACGATTTTATTCACAGAATGAGTAATCAACCATATGAATATTTGATGAAAGGTGATTATTCTTCTATGAAAGGTTTTGTTCATAGAACAATAAACGATGTTGATTTTATATTCTATTTAACTTCTCTAAAACGAATATATGATAATGGTGGATTAGAAAAATTATTTTCTAATGATGTCGAACAAAGTTTAATTGATTTTTGGAAAATATTTTTTGATTTGAGTCATGAAAAACGTTCAGAGAGGCATATATCAAATATTCAAAAAGGTTCTGCTGGGAAGAGGTTAAACCTATTCCTTAGATGGATGGTGAGAGATGATAATGTAGATTTTGGTATTTGGAAAAATATTAAAAAATCTAATTTGTTTATACCATTAGATGTTCATGTTGGTAATATATCTAGAGAATTAAAATTGACGACTAGAAATCAAAATGATTGGAAATCTGTTGTAGAGATTACCAATCATTTAAAAGTTATAGATTCACAAGATCCAATTAAATATGATTTAAGTTTATTTAGTTTAGATTTTTAATCAAGAAATTCTAATTCATCTTCATCAGCAATGTTGACTAATTTGATGTCTTTTTCATATCCAACAAACTCTTTAAGCTCATCAAGTTTATCATAAAACTCATCTTCGTCCATAACATCTAAAATGTCAGCGATTTCGCTTTTTGACATTTCATAATCAATATCATCATCTTTATAGCCATCTAAACCATTTTCGTCACCTTCTGTGTCTAATATTTCAAGTATCTGATCAATAGCATCATGTTTATATTCCCAGAATGATTCTGTTGCATCATCTATTCTTACTTCCCATTTGTTTTCTATATTATCATCATCATCATTAAGGATGTTTTCATTGACATATTCATAATCATCAAATTTTTTAATATTCATTTTAGTAATTTTTTCTTATATATATTAATTTTAATATATACAATAAAAATTGATAATATGAGAAAATATGTAGCAATTCATTTTTTTCTGCGTCCAGTTACGCATTGTTCTAACGGTTGTTAGATAAGGGTATCTTTTAGATACCCTTTTTTTATTAATTATTTGCTCAATTGAAAATTTTTCCTTATATTTGCCGATTAATATTTAAAAGTCATCATATGGAAAGTTTTGAAAAATATTTTAAGGATTGGATAAATTGGAAAGTTGAAAAACAACTTAAAGCAATTGATACTATATCAATTGAATCTGGTGTAGATGCATCAGAATGGTTTAAGAATGATTTTATAAAAAGACAATTGAATGATTATACTGGCGATGATTTTTTAGATGTCGTTCTTGAAGACTTCGTTTGTCATTTTGCATGGGAATTTGATAAATTATTTGAAGGTTGTTTACCAATTGTTTATACAAATATTTATGGTGAAAAGTCACATGGTACATTTATGGCACTGGAATATAATAAGAAAACAGTTGGCATTAAAATAGCTAAAAGATATAACACAAAAGAAGAAATAGAAGATGTTGAAAATTTAATCAAATCTATACCTGTTGAAAAAAGAAATGATTTAATGAAAAATAAATTATTTTCTTATGTAATTAATCAAACAAACCTCGAAATTTTTTCTAAAAATGATATAAGATATTTAAAATTAAAAAATTTGCAGAGTTATGAGTGATGAAGATTATATTGGTAAAGAAACCACAATTAATTTTAATGGTGATTTGAGAATGTGTCAACCGTGGCGAGGATATAAAAATGATGAAGTTTTAACTATAGTTAAAAAAACAAAATCTGGACTCTATCTACTTAGAGATTCAAACGGTAATGAAAACGCATTAAGGAAATCAGCAATAAACTATTTTAAAGATAAATAACTCTATGTGTAAGTGTGTTAATGATAATTGTAATAGAAATCCATTTGATAATGAAATAAAAATGGTGTTAGCAACATCTGATGGTGATTTTGCTTGTTGTGAAACTTATAGACTTGAATATGAAAAACAAAAAAGTAAATTTTTTGAAAATATATCAGATGATGCATGGTATGATAATTATATGAAAAATAAATAATTAAATTGAAAACTCTTAAATCTAGATATTCATTGGCAAATATATCATCAAACGTATATGGAAGTTTGAATGAAATTAGTAATTATCCTATGTCAGTACAAACAAGTGGTGGAACATTTTCACAAGGATATATTTTTGTACCATATATTTTACAGCAGACATCATCTATAATTGTTGATAATGATAGTTTTTGGTATAAACAAATGAAAAAAGAACAAAGATTAAAGAAACTTAATAGATTAAATGAGATACAAGGATAAATCAAGAAATTGGAAGAAAGGTGATAAAATTATATGTATAAATAATCTAGGTAGGCAATCAGATTTAACGATAGATAAAGAATATTATGTTTTAGATTGTTTCATAGAATATGGTGTTTCAAATGTGCAACTTATAGGTGATTATTATTTTATTGAAGTGTTTTCAAAGAGATTTAAAACACCAAAAATGATTAGAAAAGAAAAATTAGAAAAAGTCGAAAAATTATATGAGCAGATGGAATAGTTTATCAGAAGTTGATAAAATAGAATATAAAAAAATTTTTGATGAATATATTGGTGATTGTTTTTCAAGAGCAGAAGATGGTGAACCACTTTATTTTACAGAAGATGGTAATATGTATCAAACTGATGATTTAGTTAACTTTTTATTAAACACAATAGAAAACAAAAATTGACAATTATAAACAATTTGAATGTATAGTAGTAAGTATAAAAATTGGAAATATGGTGATAAAATAGTATGTGTGAATAATTTAGATTGTTCTAATATTCTCACAGTTGGTAGAGTATATACAGTAGAAGCATATTATAAAGAATATGGTGTTGAAACAGTTCATATAAATAATGATGGTGTGTTGATAGCATCAAGTATATTTTATGCTGATAGATTCTCTACATTAATAGAATATGAAAAAATATCAAGAAAACAAAAATTAGAAAAATTGAATACTTTATGATTATAACTGAATTGGATAAAATCGCATTTAAATTATATGTAGATTATATGAGTTCTGAATTTTGTTTAACATATAGAGATATCAACAGTTTTATTGAATTAAAAAAATAGTATAGGATATATTTATTATTATGATGAAGCTAATATTATATTAAGAAAGAAAAAATTAAAAAAATTAAAAAAATATGAAAATTTTAAGAAGAAATAACGATTTTAAAAAGATGCCAGATAGTACAATAAATGATGTTGTTGCAATTAAGGCGTTAGTTGACTACGGCTGGAAGCACTGCTCAAGAAAAGAGTATAAAGAATTTTTCGGTTTAAATAAAGAACAAGTTAAACCAGAAGAAGTTAAAAAAGTGGAGCCAATTGATGCGCCTAAAAAGAAAAAACACGGAAAAAACAAATGATATTAGATATTGTTAAATATGGTGAGCCAAATTCTGTCAAATTAAGACAAAAAAATGTTGATGTTAGTAGAGAGAATCCATTTTTAACTAAATTGATTAATGATATGTTTGAGACTCTAATATCAACTAATTCTGGTGTAGGATTAGCTGCACCACAAGTTGGACATAATCTAAATCTTTTTATAATAAAAACATCAAATTTTCAAGAAGTTTTTATAAATCCTGAAATTCAATTAGACGGCTTAAATATCCAAATTAAAGAAGGCTGCTTAAGTTTTCCAGGTTTGTCTTTTCCTGTAAATAGACGTGAAAAAGTTAAAGTAAAATTTTACGATAATAATTGGACACTCAGATATGCAGAGTATAAAGATGATATTGCTATTATAGTTCAACACGAATTTGATCATCTCAAAGGTAAACTAATAATAGATTAAAAAATAATAAAAAATGAATGCTAGAAAGAATTTTAGAAAATTATGCAGATGATGAGTTTTTAAAGGCTGATGGTTTTGATGATGCTATTATTGGAGTAGATTTGAAATCTATGAGATTAATTTATTCTGTTACAAAATGTCTTGAAATATTAATGAAAGATATGGATGGAGAAGATGCATTGGAATATTTTGATTATAATGTTTCGGGTGCATATGTTGGTGAAAAGACACCAATATGGTGTTATGATGATATGTAACAGGTATTTAATTATAAAAAATAGACTTTGTTGTTCAATTGAACCTTGTGTTCATTCGCAATAAAGTCTCTTTTTTATTGAACATAATGTCAATTAATGTTTTTTAACTTATTATTATGTTGATATATAATAATTATGTGTAACTTTGCATCAAATAAAAAATAAATTAAATTTTAATATATACATTAATAAAATAATTTTAGTATTATGGGTAAAGTAAAAAAATGGAACGAGTTTCTTTTAGAATATGTCAACGTAAAAACATTGAAGTATTATATATTTGATGTTGATGATAATTTGCTTATGATGAATACTCCTATACATTTTCAACATTTTGAAAATGGTAAATGGGTTAATGTAAAAGTTTCATCTCACGAGTTTGCTCAAATTCGTAAGAAATATCCAGACAATTATTTAGATAATTCTGAATGGAAAGGCGAACAAAATGTAACATTTATAGAATTTATGGATTTTGGTCCAAGAGGAAATAATGCATTTGTAGAAGATGTTAAGAATGCTATAAATGATAAAAAGTTTGGTCCATCTTGGGATATATTTCTAGATACATTGAAAAAAGGTAGATTGTTTGCAATTGTAACAACAAGAGGTCATGAACCACAAACTATTCGTTCTGCAGTTCAATATATTATTGATAATGTTTTATCCAAACAAGATAAAGATGAGATGATTAAAAATCTTCAAAGCTTTAATAATATGTTTCATTTACCAACAAATGATACTATTAAGCAATATTTGGATAATTGTTATTTTATGGGAATTACATCAAAAGCTTTTCAAGATGAATTCCATTATTTTCCAGCTGGCGCAAAAGCAAATCAAGGTAAACAAGATGCTATAAATAAATTCACTAACTATGTTAGAGATTTTGCAAAAAGAACAAAATTACCTTTACATATTGGTTTCTCAGATGATGATATAAACTACTCAAATGCTGCAAAAGAACTATTTATGAGTATGGAAAAATCTTTAGATTTTCCTGAAAACTTCTATGTTTTTGATACATCAAATAGAACACTAAAAGGTGGTGTAAAAGTTAAGATTTAAAATAAATCATATTTTTAATATAAAAATATCTTGAATAATTTTTTTATTCAAGATATTTTTTTTATCTTTGTACATAAACAAATAAAAATAAAATTATATGAAGTTATCAGAAATTTATAATCTTATAGATAATGGCGATTTTAAAACTGCGACCATTGAAATTAAAAAACTAAATTATAAATATCGTATAGGCGAAACAGAAATATCTGATCCAGAGTACGATAATCTTATAGAATACTTAAAATTAAAAAATTCCACAAATGAGCTTTTCAATTCTGGTGTTATTGAATCTGTAGAAGTAGATTCTGATAGAAAAGAAAAACTAAAATATCCAATGTTCTCTTTGGATAAAGAAACTGAAATCGCAGCTATTCACAAATGGCTCAAAAATAAAAAATTACCTTTAACCACACTATTAGCTATCACTTCAAAATATGATGGTATATCTATTTTAAAAGATGAATATGAACAACTTGCATGGTCAAGAGGTGATGGTATTGATGGCGAAACAGTTCACACTCATTATAAAAAGTTAAATGATAATTACGAGAAAATAGATTTATATACTATTGGCGAAATGATTATACCGAAACCAATATTTGCGTCACGTACTTTTTATAGAGATAACGGTGAACCATTCAAGAATGCACGTAATATGATTGCTGGACTTAAAAACTCAGATACTGTATCTGAGGACTTAAAATATGCTAAACATATTCGTTATGGTTTTGCTAATGAAGATTTTATGTTAAATAAATCTGAACAGATAAATTTGATATGTGAAAAATTGTCACCAATTCCTTATAAAATTTTAAAAGCTAGTGAATTAGATATTGATATGCTAAATGAACTTTTTTTAGAATGGGGTAAAGAATATGATATTGATGGACTAGTATTTGATATTGATGATAAAAATATCAGAAAGAGTTTAGGTCGTGAAAGAAACAACAATCCAGCATATGCCAGAGCTTTTAAAAATCCTGAGTGGTTTGAAGCCGCAGATACTACTATACTTGAAATCATAAAAGAAGTTTCTAAACAAGGCTATTTAAAACCTGTTGCTATAATTTTACCTGTTGATTTAGATGGCGCAACAATTTCAAGAGTAACTTTAAATAACTACAAGTTTGTAAAAGATAATAATTTAGGTGTTGGATCTAAAATAAAAATTATTCGCAGCGGTGGTGTTATACCAAAAATAGTTTCAATCGTTGAAGCGACTGGATTTGAAATGCCAAATTTTGGAAGCTCAAAAGTTTTTTGGAACGAAACTGGTGTAGAATTAATTGTAGAAGGAACAGAAGAGCAAGAAATAAAAAAAATAATTTCATTTTTCGAAATTCTTGGTGCTGAAAACGTATCAGAAGGTATTATAAATCAATTATATAATTCTGGATATAAAACAATTAAAGATATATTGAATATTTCTGTTTCAGATTTTAGTAAACTTCAAAAATTTGCAAGTAGAAAAGCAGAAATTGTTTATGACTCTATTCATAAATCTGTTACAAATGTCAAATTGTCAAAATTGATGCATGCGACAAGCATATTTAAAAATCTTGGTTCAAAAAAAATAGATTTGTTAATGCATTTTGAAGGTAAACCAACATTTGAAGAAATACTTAAAATTGAAGGATTCTCTGATATTTCCGCAAATGCATATCTTGAAGGATATGATGAATTTTACAATTGGTTAAGTGATATGACAAAAATAACTATTGAAGAAAAAAAAGAAAAAAATATTATGTTAAAAAATGATTTAGAAAACGTATCTTTTTGTTTTACTGGAATAAGACGAAAAGATTTAGAAGAAGTGATAGAATCTAGATCAGGAAAAGTTTTATCAGGTGTATCAAAGAATTTGACATATTTAGTTATGACAGAGACAAATTCTTTATCAAGTAAGGCGATTAAAGCTCAAGAACTAGGAGTTAAATTGTTAAGTGTAGAAGACTTAGAAGAATTTTTAAGTTAATTAATTATTAAACGTGGTGTTATTATTCACCACGTTTTTTATTTTTTGGAAAAAACTCATCTAGCCATCCATTAATAGAAGAGTGATTATATGCCGACCAATTATTTTGACAAAATTCACTACGAGTATTATAGTTTTTAGATTCTTCTCTACATAATTCTTGATTGTTCCAATAATTATTAATTGATTTTTTTCTTATGAAAAACTCATCTATTAATCCATATTTCATACTTGAATTATATGCACTTTTGGATTTCATCATAAAATCTGATATGTTATCATATCTTAAAGATTCTTCTCTACATCTATCCGCAGTCCATTTAATATTATTTGATCCTACTCCACCAGTTTTCACTTCATTTAATGTGTTCCAGCCATTATTTTTATATTCATTTAATATTTTTTCTTCTAATAATATTGCATCATAAACATCAACATAATCTGTCTTTATTAATAATTTTGGTAAAGTATTAGTTTTTAAAATATGTTTATGAACAGAGCTATCTTTACTTTTTTCTATACCAAAATGTTGATTGTTTCTTCTTTTCATATTACACGTCAATCCAACATAGAAAAAATTATCAGTAAACTCATAAACATATATAAGTCTTTTTCTTTTATTTCCAATTCTTTCAAAGTGATCAAACAATTCTAACCATTTGTTTTTTAATACTTTTCTATAAGCAGATGGACATTTTTTATCAAACTCTGATCTATATTTATATTTTAAAGCTTCGTCTTTACATTTGTCGTATGTCCAATATCCCTTAGTTGATTTTATATTTTCCATATGATCAAATAAAAAATTCCATTTATTTTTTAATATTTTAACATATACTGTATTATACTTATTTTGCAATTCTGATGTACTATTGCAAGTTAATGCCGCATCCTTACACCTTTCATATGTCCAATATCCATTAGGTTTCTTCATATTTATAATATTATTTTTTTTATTCTATTATCTTTACATTTTTTATTGAGATCATTATATACTAGATATTCAATGTATTTAGATTTGTTTGAGATTATATTGTTCATAATATCATCTAATTCTTTATTTATAGATATTCTCCTATTTGCTTTTTTAATATTCATATCATTCTTTTTATAGTATATATAAATATATTAAAGTCAAAAAGTGATTTTTTGGTGATTTTTATAAACTATTTTAAAATAAAATTCTAAAATAAATAAAAATATTTTTATGTCTAGACACAAGTTATCTGATGATGTTAAAAAGCCTAAAATTAGCGTAACTTTAAATAAAGAATTGGATTCTGTATTACAAGATTATATTACCGATAATAATTTAAATCGCTCAAAATATATTGAAGACCTCATAAAGTCCGATATGTTAAGTAGAGGTTATAAATTAAAACAAAATTTTGAAAAATAGTTTGGTAGCTTCGAATATTTTTATTATCTTTATATTATAAAAATAAATAAAAATGACATATATTGAAATCGCTAATATTATATTGACACATAAAAGCTTATCAAAATTAAATTTGAAACGTTTTGATGGTAGTGTAGATATCATATACACGTTAAATGATACTGAGTACAATATACGTTTATTAGAAAAATTAAATAAAGTTAGTTTAATATATTATAATAGACATAAAGATATATCAAATATCAACATAGATATTCATAAACGTTGTACACAACCAGAATCTGTTGTTAGAAATTTTAAAAAAATGATCAAATGTATACATAAATTTGATATTTTTAAAAAAGAAGTTGAAGATGATAATAAAATAATAATAGATTATATAGCATCTTACGTTAAAAATAAATATAATTTTGATATTTTGAATGTACTATCATCAAGAAATTATTTTAGTGTAAGTTTATGTAAAACTGGATTGAGTTATATTAAAACTGTGTCATATGGTTTCAATTTTTTAAAAGAGAAAACTAGAAATTATGATATTAATGTAAAAATATTTGATAAAAATACAGAAGTACACTTGCATTTTTGTTACGATTCTACTTCTAATAATTTTGTGTTGATGAGTATAAGCGAAGCGTATGTTGATTTTTCTAATGATATTACAAAAATAATAAGATGTGAAAAATTAAAAAATATAATAAACTCAATATGATAGAATCTGAATCAGTAATTATAGATAATATTTTAAAATATCTTGATAGTAAAAATTTGAATATAAAATTTAAAAAAAAGACAGATGTTTATGTTGATTGCGAATATATAAAATATAATTCAAAATTTAATTTTTCATTCTACTTGGTAGATAACTACTGTGAAGGTAATGTGATTGATCATAATGTAAAATATTATTCTAATCTACCATTAAATGGTATAAAACAAAGAAGTACAAAAGCTGTCAAAAAAAATTATAATAAAGTGTATAATAATATCATGTGGATGTTAAAAAAATATGATGAATCTGCACTTGAGTTTAAAACAAAAAATGATACAAAAAATAAATACTGTTCAGAACTTGAATCTCATTATAATAAAAAACACAGCACAATTTGTATAAATGTTAATTTTACATCACCAGAATTTACAAAAATAACTATTGATGGTTATGATGTTGATGTGACTACAACATATAATATTCTATATAAAGATAATAGATATTATCTTCAATCTAAAAATATAAAATATGATAAAATGTAGATTGGTTTTCAAATAAAAATAAACCAAAATCATTTCTTTTTCTATATAAGAAAAAATGAAATATGATGAAATATAATGTTAAAATTTATTTTACGGATGACACAGAATTAAATTTGAATCTGGAATATGAAAAAGTGTATGATATGCAAGCTGTGGTGTCAAGTTATGGTAAAAATGGAGTTTGGGAAGTATTAGATGATACGCAAATATATCATCCAGCACACAAAGTGAATAAAATAAAAGTAATAAAAAAATAAAAGTAAAAAAATGAAAGAGTATAATATTAAACTAAACTTTGTTATTGAAGCAGAAGAATCTGATTATGATAGAGTTGAACAGTATGCACAAGAATTAGTGGAAGCTATTTTACAAGACGATGATATAACTTATGATGAGGATATCTTGGTTGTTGATGCGTCAGTAGATGAGGTTAAAAACCTAAGTGGTTATGATTCATATGATGATTCTGTTGTTGAAGAAGATGAAGATGAACTTGATTAAAATGTGTTTTTGACACAATTTAACTATATTTCTGAAAAAAATTTTCAAAAACGTATCAATATATCAAAATAAAAGTTTATCTTTGTATATAAAAATAAATCAGAAATAAATATAGTTATGATAAGAAAACTTGCAAGCATTCGTACAATATCAAATATCAGACCAATAGTAGGTGCAGATATGATTGAAGTCGCAACAGTTGATAATTGGAATGTTGTGGTAAAAAAAGACGAATTTAAAATAGGTGACAATGTTGTATATTTTGAAGTTGATTCATTTTTGCCAATACGTGAAGAATTTGAATTTTTAAGAAAAACATCATATAAAAAATTAGCAGACGGTTCAGAAGGATTCAGATTAAAAATAATAAAATTACTAGGTGTATATTCTTGTGGTTTAATTATGCCATTATCATTTTTAGAAACCGTATCAGGTGGTAAAATTATAGAAAAATGTGGTAAAAAAACTTTAATATTTTAATTTTTACATTTTATAAATTTTATATATAGTATAAAAACTATTAGACTATGAATATATATAAGATTTATAAAATAACAAACATAACAAATAATAAAGTTTATATTGGTAAAACATCAAAAACTATAGAAAAAAGATTTTCAGAACATGTCAAAAATTCAAAAAATAGAATAAATAGATATTTATACGATAGTATGAATAAATATGGTGTTGATAATTTTAAAATAGAGATTTTAGACTGTGTAAACTCAAATAATGATGCAAATAACATAGAAATTTATTATATATCTGAATATAATTCAAATAATAAAGATTTTGGTTATAATATGACAATCGGTGGTGATGGTGGGAATACTGGAAAATACTATTATGGCAAATCGCCTTATGATTGGTGGGTAGAAAAATATGGTAAAGAACAAGCCGATATAATGAAAATTGAAATATATCAAAATATTTCCTTGAAATTAAGAAATAGATGGAGTGGTGTAACTTATGAAGAAAGATACGGTGATGAATCTGATAATATAAAACAAAAAATTAGCGAATCTCACAAAAAAAGTGGACACAAACCTCCAAAACACGATTGGAAAAATAATACGCATCCATTTTTAGGTAAAAATCAATCAGATGAAGTTAAAAATAGACTATCATTATTTAGAAGTGGTAAAACATATGAGGAATTATACGGTATAGAAAAATCAATTGAATTGAAGCAAAAATTTAGACATAAATGGTTAGGAGAAAAAAATCCGAACTATGTGAATAGTGTTGACAATGATGAAATAATATTTATTTTAACAAATTTAATAAAATGTTCTAATCTAAAAAACATATCAAATAATATAAATAAAAGTGAATATAAAATTAGGCAATGGCTTAGAGAACAAGGAATATTAAATATTCAACAATTAAAAAGAGACGATAAAGAAAATGATTTTTTAAATTATTTATTAAAAAAATATGAAAAAAGAATTAATCCTTGAACATGGTGTAGATGTTACTGATATTTTAAATGTAACTAAATATGATCCGCCACTTGCTGCAGAATTAGAAGGTTTGGCTATTGGTAATTTTCCATCTTTTATACAAAAAACTGATGAAGAACGTATACAAAATTTGACATCTGAATATGAATCATATAAAAAATTAAGATTCTATGCATCTGAAAAGTTAGACGGTGAAAGTTCAACATATTTTTTATATGATAACGAATTCGGTGTTTGCTCAAGAAACTTACAAATGTTAGTAGATAGTAATAATCTTGTTGGTAGAATTGCATTATCATATAACATTGAAGCTAAATTAAGAAACCATGGTAGAAATTTAGCTATACAAGGTGAAATTATTGGAGAAGGTATTAAATCTAATAAATATAAACTAAAAGGACAGCAGTTGCGAGTTTATAACATTTTTGATATTGATAAATATGAATATTTATCAAAGAAAGAAATGATAGAATTGTGTAACATTTTAAGTCTTGAAATTGCACCGACTGTTTTTTTAGATTATATTTTACCTAATACAATTGAAGAATTGATATTAATTGCTGATGGTAAATCACAATTAAATGAAAACATTAATCGTGAAGGTTTAGTTTGGGTGTCTAACGATTCAAATAATAGAATATCCTTCAAAACTATATCAAATTTATTCTTATTGAAATATGAAGAATAAGAATTTAAACTTTAATTTTAATTTAAACTAAATTATTATATAACAAATAACAAATAACAAATTATTAAACAAAAAAATTATGAATGTAAACGAAATTTTAGAAAACTCTGCTGTTACAGTTGCTGCAGATGAAGTGAAAACCATTTTTGAACAAATGAAAGAAAAAAACTTTTTCGATCTTAGTGATAAACAACGATTGAATCTTATTGATTTTATTTGTGAAAAATCTGATACCGATTCTTCTATTGATTATCTTTTTCACGTATTGGACAATGAGATTTCTTATCCTATTGACGATGAAAAAGTTGGATTTCTTTTCTCGGATGAAAGAATGAGAAAAATGAAAGACTTGATGATGGAAAAACTTCAAGAAGATGAAACTGAAGAAACCTCAGATGAGAAATAATAAAAAAGGAACATTTTTGTTCCTTTTTTTTGTTTATTCAAAAAGTTTTCCTTATCTTTGTCTCTCTATTAAAAATGAATATTAATTTTAAAAAATAAAAAATGACTAAAAAAAGCGATTTTGAAAAGTATGCAACTGGCAAATTAGGTATGAGTGCATCCGTGCTAACGGATTTTGAAAAGTATCAAACCAAAAATATTGGTTTAACACCTATGATATTAGAAGAAAGAAAATTGAACGTTTCTCAACTCTCTGTATTTGATAGACTTATGTTAGATAGAATTCTGTGGGTATCTGGTGAAGTAGATGATTATATGTCTGACATTTTACAAGCACAATTACTTTTTTTAGATTCAGTTGATCCAGAAAAAGATATAACTATGCAAATTTCTACTCCAGGTGGAAGCACCATTCATGGAATGAGTATTGTGGATGTTATGGATTTTGTTAAACCAGATATTTGTACTATCAATTTAGGAATGTGTGCATCCATGGGTAGTGTTCTTTTATCTGCTGGTGCAAAAGGTAAACGAACATCGTTGATAAATTCTACAGTGATGTTACATCATGTTAGTGCTGGTTCAAGAGGAACTGTTGATGATATGCGAATCACACAAATGGAAGTTGAAAAAACAAACTTTGTTTTATTTAAAGTTTTAGCTAAAAATACTGGAAAGTCATTTGAAGAAATTCATGATTTTTGTCAACGGGATAAATGGTTAAATTCTGATGAAGCTGTAGAATATGGTATCATAGATAAAGTTATTGGTCTAAAAGACGATAATTCAAATTCTATCACAACAATGATGGATGGTTTTGATGATTATTATAAAAAATATGTTATGATGAAATAATAAATATGACTGAAAAATTAGACAATTATTTAGTTGAAAAATATCCAAAAATTTTTGTGAACCGTTATGGTAGCATGAAAGACACTTTAATGTGTTTTGGATTTGAACATGGTGATGGTTGGTTTTTTATTATTGATAATTTGTGTAATTCTATACAAAGCTATATTGATAACAATAATTCTTATAGAACAGAAGATAAAAAAATACCACAAGTTGTTGCAACACAAGTTAAAGAGAAATTTGGAACACTAAGTTTCTATTATAGTGGTGGTGATGAATATGTTGATGGTATGATACATTTGGCGGAAGTTATGTCAGCTAATATATGTGAGTATTGCGGAGCAACTGAAAATATTGGACGAACCAAAGGATGGATATCTATAATCTGTAAAGATTGTCATGATTCTAATTCACGTTTAAGTAATTTGATTTGGGAAAAAAACAAATCAGCTATACCTGATGATATAGTTAAGGAATTACGAAAGATAAAGCTTGATAAATTAAGCAATAGTGAAGAGCAATAACTAAAATAACCAATAGAAAAACTATTGGTTATTTTTAATTAAAAAATATTTGAACATAATATGTGGAGAAAATTAAATAAAATATTAACAGATAAAAATGAATATTATTTAGATCCAGTTTTAAAAAATGAGATAGATATATCAAATGAACTATTTCACGCATCAATAAAATCTCAAAAATATCTATTTGTTAAAAAGATAAAGTATTTTATAGAATATGATAAATCTTATCTAGTGAGATTTTTATTAAAAAATTTTTTAAAATTATTTATAGTTTTTTCTTTTGTTGCGTTGATAGTGTTTTTTTGTATGTTAGCATTTGGCGTTAATGTTGATGTTAAAAAAATTCAAAGAGTGGATTATAGTAGTATACCTATTTATATTTTATCTTCTGGTGATATAAAACAAGATTCATTAATACTATTAAAATATAAAAAAACTTATGATAAAAATGGAAATTTTATATTTTTTTATTTGAAAGATCCATCAAAAAATTATAAAAAATGGAAAGATAAATTGTGTCAACTTGAATCTGGTGGAACATCGAATCCATATACTGCGAGAAGAGCAAATAGTCAATTTTGGGGTAAATATCAATTGGGTGAATACGCTAGAAAAAGTATCAATTTAAATAATGTTTCATGGGAAGAATGGAAAGCAAATCCTGAACTTCAAGAAGCAGCATTGAAAATGTGGATAAAAATTATCTATAATGATTTAAAGCCAGAAATAAAAAAGTATGATGGTAAATTTATGGGTGGTTGGAATATTACAGAATCTGGAATAATTGCGATGGGTCATAATGTTGGTCCTGAACCAGTTAAAACTTTTTTAAATAGCGGATGTAAAATTATACCTAAAGATGGTAGTGGAATAGCAGCAACCAGATTTTTGATATTAGGAAATTATGATTTAGAAATTGAAAAATGATGATATATAGTGATATAATAGATTTGATAAAAAAATGTGAAGGTCAGTTTTTGACTATTGTTAAAGATTATAATAAATTGAATATTTTAGCATTAAATTCTATTAAAAAATCTTTAAGTTCAGAATATAAAATTTTAGAATGTCATTATTCTGAAAATAGAATATTATATGAAATATGTAATGTTAAAGATAAAACCGTTTTATTTGTAAATTGTGGTGATGATAGAATATCTAAAAGAATTATACATAATAATGATAATCTTATAATAATTTTTATAAAAAGATATTATAATATGTATAATAATATAATGCCAACAAATGATATAACTGCGTTATATTTGTCAGCCGTTGTGTTTGTTTTTGCAAACAAAATAATATCTATTGAAAAAAGTAGATACTCTAATGTTGACACCAAAATGAACATGACACAGTTTTCTAGAAAAAGTAAATTAGAATATTTAAATAAAATTAGTAAATAAAAAAAGAGCAATTTAAAATTGCTCTTTTTTTATGATATATCAGGAATTTCCCTTTTTAAAACTTCATAAATATGATAATGTTTAATTCTTAACATCGCTACAGCTTTTAATTCTTTTTTCCAATCTGTATTAGAAAGAACCTCTATAATTTTATCTCTTAACTTATCATTATGTATATACATTTTGTATTCGCCAGCATATCTTTTATCATCAACACTCAATATTCTACCAGCACAACCAGAACCCCAATACACCATTCTTAAGTCAAAATCTTTAATATCATTGTATCCTTTTACAGATTCTCTGATTATTGTCAAATCTTTCATCTTAAAATTTGGCTTAGAATTCAAACCATTTTTAGGTCGTTTGTAAATGTTTAAAACGCAATGTATCTTTCTATCAGAATAATTCTGCAAACCCAAATCTTCACTATGAATCAAATCAAATTCATATAAACTTATCGGATTATCTAATTGTGAAACTGGTAAAATAAAAGAAATATAATCGCCAAGCTCTATAGATTTTTTAAAAAATTTAACAACCATAAACATTTTTGTTCCATATGGTGGATTACCAATAATAAGTCTACCTTTCATATAGTCTAATTGTAATTCTAAGTAGTCCTGTTGAATTATATTAGTATTTTCAGGCTCTATATCATATGCTACACAATTAAGCTGATTTGAGAAAGAACCATTACCTGCACTTGGTTCCAAAATATCTGTGATATTCTCTTTACCTATCAATTCAAAAGTTTTATCAATACAATATTTTGCAAGTTCTACTGGAGTGTAATATTTATCATTCTCAATTTTTGCCATTTAAATTATTTATTTTTTTAATTTTATCCAGTCTTTCGGTTTTTAGATTTCTTTCTGTGACTGGATAAAAATTGCAGGATTTGCATTTTTTACTAAAACAATCTCTATGTAACCATGATGTACCGCAAAGAATATCACTACATCCAAAACTTTTTAACTCGTCATAAAAATTATCATTAAAATTTTCATTTTTTTCAATAATTTGAAATGGATAAGTTAATCTAATTTTATATTTATTCTCTATATATTCGATAGATGGTTGATTAGATTTTTCAAATTTTTTAAACAA